GTCCACCCACACGACGGGCACCTTGCGATTACGAAGATTGTATGTGCGGGGCGGCATCTTGCTGCTTCCGGAGATAAAAACAAAGTCCCATCCATTTTCAATGGAGGAGCTTGCCAAGATAGTCGAAGATCTTGAAGACGCAAACAACAGGGAAGCCGCCGCCGACCCCGCTATCAAGACGAGCCTTGGCGTCGTGGAGGCCTTTCTGAAGACCCATCCCGTGCTTTGCTACGGCGGCACCGCCATCAACGCCCTCCTCCCCAAGAAGGACCGCTTCTACGACCCGGAGGTGGAGGTGCCGGACTACGACTTCTTCAGTAAGACGCCTCAAGCTCACTCGGTCATGATTGCAAACCAGCTGGTGAAGCACGGAATCAAGGAGGTGGAGGTCAAGCCGGGTATGCACCTTGGAACCTTCAAGGTCTTTGCCGATTACACGGGTGTGGCGGACATCACCAGTCTGACTCCAGAGGTCTTTGATCGCCTATGGGGACAGGCGGAGGTGCGCAACGGAATTCACTTCGTGCCCCCGAACTTCCTGCGCATGTCCATGTATCTGGAGCTCAGTCGTCCCCGCGGCGACGTGTCTCGATGGGAGAAGGTCTACAAGCGCCTCACACTCCTGAATGCCGCTCATCCGGTGACGTGCAAGAAGGAAGAGGGACAGACACACGATACCCTGACGGCCAAGCAGCAGAAGGGTGTGATTGAGATGCTGAAGAACGAGCCGATTGTGCTGCTCAGCGTGAGCGCGGCTGAGATCCATCTTGGCAAGAAGTGGACGACGCCGATCGGTCTCCTGGCCGAACGCGAGACAATTGAGGCGCTGACCAAGGGGCAGAAGGTGGTGGTGCACGAGGAGAACGACATTCTTCCTCGCCGCACGATGGTCATGGACGAGGAAGGCAAGAAGTCCATGTTCCGATTCTACGAGACCACTGCCTGTCACAGCTACCATGAGATGAAGAACGGCGTCCGTGTGGCCAGTATTCCCACAACGCTGCAGTTCTTCTTCGCCTATATGTATTCGGGGGCGGACGAGTCCAACATTGCAAGTGTGCTGTGCATTGCCCAGCGGCTGGTGGATCTTGCAAACTCGAAGCCTTCGCGGCGGTTTGAGATCTTGACTCCCAAGGAGTGCCTTGGAGATCAAGAGACATTGACGGATATGAAGAAGAACAAGGCGAAGTTGTATGCGGATCTTGGAAAGGACAAGTCGTCGCCAGAGTATCTGGAGTATTTCTTCACGTATGATCCCAGTGATGCGGCCTCGAAGAAGAAGGCCAAGGCAGCCATCAAGAAGCTCAAGGACGTTAAACCGGAGGAAAGTTCCCGTTCCTGAACGTGAGCACGAACTTCGCAGGATCTGACTGCACATTGCCGTTGTAGGTCAATCCGGCACACGTGATGCACGATGCGAATCCATTGACGTTGGAGGAGACCTCCTTGATGCCTTGCAGATACTGAAGGTACGAGTCATATCCGTTCGGAATACGGGGACGGACGGCCGTGGGGGCGTTCGAGTTGAACTGCTGGTACATTTGACGCACACGAATCTGCGCCACAACATCGGCAGTGTCACGGATGCGCATCCCCTGGATACCTGTCAGCGACGAGCTATTTTGACCACCTGCGCTCATTGTAGTGTGCTAAGATTTAACTTCTACCTGTGTACCAGCTCAAGTCAAAGTAGGTCGGTCCCGCCGGGGTGCCACGCAGAGTATCCTTCGGAACATTCGTCGTCAGTGCAGCCACTTCGCCTGCTGACAACGACCGCGGAGTATACTGGAGGTTGGACAGGACACCATCCCATCCAGACGATGTCGATCCACCAACCCTGACATCCTCCTCATTCTGCTTCGGGAGCTGGGACAGTGTGTGATGCTGACGGATGATGCCATTGATGTAGATGTCCACGGCATCCTGATCCACAACGATTGCAAAGTGCACCCACTTCTCTGCGGGGATATTGTCAATCAGAATCGTCTCGGGTGCATCGGCGTAGGTATTCACCGCCACCAGCAGGGAGTTCGAGGTCGTGTCCAGGTAGAGTCCAGGGCAGTCTCCCTTGGAGAAGATAGTCCGCTTCTTGCCGTAGTTGTAGGTGAAGTCATTCACGAGGATCCAGCCAGTATACGTAAAGGTGATCCCCTGCGGCTGGTTGAATGATGGAGGAATTTCAATCTTTGCACTCTGCGGCTGCTTCCCTGACAGAGAGCCCGGAGCAAGATCAATGGCGTCTGACTTCTCCGCACTGGACGCCAAGACTCTCCATACAATGATGACAACGATGACAACAACAACGACGCCTCCAACAATCTCAAGCGCACCCATTACCCTTTACTTAGAAACAAAGCCCTTCACACCCAGACGAAGCCCACCTCCACGGGGACTCGATGGAATCTGTCTCTCTCCGGCACCACCCTCTCTCCACACCATCTGCAACATAGTTTGGTAATTGGTCGTGCGCTGCATCTCCGCCGTCTTGGGATCCACTCTGCGGTTGCCAAGGTTGTAGATATAGTGGATGCGACTATGCTCTGACTGGTATTCCGTTCTGAGCCACCCTGACTGTGCAAGGCGAATCGTCCAATCGAGATCTTCGCCACGCGTTGCATTGCGAAAGGATATCAAGTTCGCAATACCCGTCATGATCACGTTCAGGTGATTCGGAGGACGGATAAACTCGTCCCCTCTGCACATGGGCATAGTTAGAGTGTTTTCGATGCTGTGCGTGAAGGTGTACTGGTTCATCTGTCCACGGAGACGGCAGCAGTGGAACCCACCCTTGATGGTGGCAAGTGCATCCTCGAAATACGCAGCCGTTACAGTGTCGTCGTCGTCGATGAACGAGATGTACTTTCCCTTGGCAGACTGAAGGAGCTCTTGGCGCTTTGTTCCAATCTTCTTCTCACGGTTGTCAAAGGCGATCTGGACATCGATACGAAGGTCGGGGCAGATAGCCTTGCGGTTCTCCTGAATAACCTCGAGAAGACGCTGCAGAGATAGTTCGCGTCCAGGAATAGTCGCAATCAGGATACTCCAGTCATACTCGTAGGGTTTGCGAGAGATGTAGGTGTTCATGTCGAGACCCCAATACCGCTGGTTCCGCGCGTAGAGTGCATCGTTCCGCTCTGGGAAGCCTGTTCCCGGGTGCTCGTGCCGAATCAGAACGTAGGGAATATACGTGCACTTGGATGCCAACGATCCCTTGCACAGATCCGTGAACTCCGTATCGCAATAGAGACTCACGTAGCTGGGATGATAGATATACCCAAAGGACGTGTACATTGCTCGTCCCATGATGGAGATCGTGTTCAGCTTGTCGCCCTGTGTACCATCATTGACCCACAGAATGCCATTCGTATCGGCATAGTTTGCCATCATATGCGATCGCAGAACGTCATCGTATCCCTTGATCTGGGGAACCATGTCGTCCGAGACAATGACTATAATGTCCCATGCCCAGGGGACAGACTGAATGTTCGCATTTATTGCTTCAATCTTGCCTCCACTGTTGCCGTAGTAGATCTCTGACCAGGCAACTGCGTGGGTGATGTTCTTGATTGCATGTTGAACGTCGCCGGAGACCATGGACGCATCGTCCAGATCACACGTAACGCAGACGCCCAGTAGATCCAGGCGATTTGCAAGAGAGACGTATTTCTGGAGGACGGAGAGGAACTGAGCGGGTCTAGAGCGAGTTGTGCACTTGAGTAGGATTCGCATTATAGTTTAGAAGGAGGAACTTTGAACAACCTTACCCGAGCTGTCCTTGATGTCAAACGTGAACGTGTATCCGAACAATGTCATCTTGGTTCCGGACGACGTGTCCGTGGTTCCCGGCTGGGCGAACGAGGCGCAATTGGTTCCAGCCGAGAAGAACGCCGCCGCATCCGACGGCCCAAGCATGGAGGGGTAGGAGTGGACGTTGCAGATCGAACCAGAGAAGCCGCCTCCGTTGCCCACCACGATATCACCGGCTGCAGGGCGAGGCACACCCGGAAGGACGCACGACTTCACCAACTTGCCGTTGATGTAGATGTCCAGGTTGCGCTGGAACACCGTGACGGAGACTGAGAACCACGTCTGCAGAGGCACATTCTCCACCGTGCACGTGAACTTGTCGCCCGTTGACGACGTGTCGCTCTCATCCGTAGGGTAGATGGAGACCGTCACATCCAGGCTATTGTCCGTCGGGTGTAGGGAAATGTCCGGGTTCTTGTAGGCAGAGTTCGTGGAATCCTTGCGATACAGAACACTCTTCTTGCTCCCGAACTGGTAGTCCCAGTCCTTGATGAACATCCAGAACTGTACACCATTGTCCGCACCGTTCGTGAGGGGTGCCGACGAACCCGGAAGCGTGGTCACCGTCTTTCCATTCAGTGGCAAGGGTGCCTGATCCGCTGCCGTCTTGGATGTGATGATATCTGCAGCCGTCTTGCTACCCGCCGGTGCAACCAGGTTGTAGACAAAGAGCGCTGCAAAGAGAATAATCACGAACCCAACGAGTACGATGATCGACTTTGCAATCACGTGCAGTGCATTGAACCCCGTAGTCGCCGCCGACGCCATGGGCGCCATAGAGGGCATTCCTAGGGTAGCCATTTATGTATCACTTACAAAGGAAGTTGCGGTAAGACACAATGGAAAAACGGATAGACTCTCCACTACGAACACCAACTGCAATGTATTGTAACAACTGTGGGACGAAGGGGCACTTGTTTAGGTCATGCAAGGACCCAGTGCTATCGTGTGGGATTATCCTGCTCACGAGCCCACGTCTTCCCGTTTCTCCTGAAGAGACGAACCTCTTGATGATTCGGCGGAAGGACAGCATGAGCTTTGCAGAGTTCATGCGTGGAAAGTATGATCCGACCAACACGGAGTACGTTGGGCGCTTGATTGGAAACATGACCATTGCAGAGCAGCAGATGATTTCGATGCTGACGTTCGAGGAGACATGGGCATCCTTGTGGGGAGAGGACCACATGAATGGAGAGTATACCGTGTCGCAGACCAGGTTCAACCAGCTGGATCGTGCAACTCTGGTCGCGAACAATCCCTCTGCGTACGAAGAACCCGAGTGGGGGTTCCCAAAGGGACGAAGAATACGTGGAGAGAGCGATGTCGACTGTGCGATTCGGGAGTTTGGCGAGGAGACCAATATCTCACGGGATTCGTACGTGGTCCTGAAGAACATCCGGCTAGAGGAGACGTTCGAAGGACTGAACGGCATCGTGTATCGCCACATCTACTTTGTGGCGCTCCTGAAGAACCCCGAGACGATCAATCTGACCCAGCGCTTCACCCCCATGCAGCGCCGAGAGATCTCGGGCATTGCGTGGAAGACGTTTGATGAGTGTGCGGGTCTGGTCCGTCCCCACCACGTGCAGCGAGGTGCCATGATCCAGGAGCTTCGGTCGGTTGTCAAGACCTTTGAAACTGTCTAGATGCAACAGACGCAATACCGCAATGCTGACCATCATCACCCCCTGCTCTCGCCCAGAGAACTTGGATACACTCCGAGCATCGATCAATTTTGACCTTATCCAGCGGTGGATCATTGTACACGATTCCAAGGAGCCAAAGGCAGTGTATGATCACCCAAAGATCCTCGAGATCAGCCATCCGACCCCGCCTCGAGGCTGTGCGGGACATGCCCAGCGCAATGCGGGGATGCGCCACGTAAAGTACGGACTCATCTACTTTTTGGATGACGATACGATCATGCATCCTGATTTTTGGACGCTCGTGCCTGACTTTGCTGACGACCAGTTCTACACATTCGACCAGCAGCGCTGGGATGGGTTCGTGTCCACACCGGGCGGTATCTTCAAGGGCGACACTCCTCGGCTCCGCAAGATTGATACGGCACAGTACGTCGTGCCCATCCGTATGGCGAGGGACTTTGATGAGACCAGCTACGTTGCCGATGGACTGTTCATTGAGGACATTTACCTGCGATTCCAGCACGAGCACGTGTACTTCCCCGTGGTTGCCTGTTATTACAATTACCTTAGGAAGTGAACCGGAATCCAGCGAGGTAGACGGTCAAGCAGTAGGCTGTAGCGCTCATCACGAACACCCACCACCACAGAGGGAAGACCGTGGCTTCCCGATCCGTAGCCCCAAACGGGCGGATCCGTCCTTCACGCCCAAAGGCGACGGACGGCTTCAGGTAGAGGAATCCTGCCATCAGGAACAGATAGATTGTCACCATGACCATACGGTGGTTCTGTCGTGCACTCCCCATTAGTTCTCACGGGGAATATGTTTCCAGTTTGTTTGTTCACTAGAGAACAATGAGTCAGGAGTATATACTCCCGAATCGCAAGGCATTCTCAGATGCCATCACACGTCTCTTCATCAAGTCAGACTACCGGTCCAAGGACAAGGACCCACTGGACGAGGAGGATAAGAACATTGATCTGTGCACCAAGCGTACCGGCACAGGGCGAGAGCTGTTTCCCTATCAGAAGATCATTCGGGACTACCTGAAGATCGAGACGCCGTATCGGGGGATCCTGGTGTATCATGGACTGGGTTCGGGCAAGACGTGCTCGTCTATTGCAGTGGCAGAGTCGCTTCTGACCACGAACAAGGTCTTTGTGATGGTGCCGGCATCGCTGGAGCCGAACTTTCGGGAGGAGTTGCAGAAGTGCGGCGACCCGATCTACGCCGTGGAGAACCACTGGACGGTGCGGCAGATGTCGGATACCGTGCGCAAGGCGGGAAAGAAGCTGGGTATTTCGGATGCCTTCATGGACAAGCACAACCGGATCTTTGTGACCGCACCCAGTCAGGAGCCGAACTTTGAGAGCCTGGCGACGCAGGACAAGGCAGCCATTCGGGAACAGATCAAGGACATTCTGGATCAGCGCTTCAACTTTGTGCGCTACAACGGCTTGACACGTGCCAGTATTCCGGAGTATACGAAGGAGGGCATGTATGATGATTCAGTGGTGATTGTGGATGAGGCTCACAACTTGATCTCCCGTGTGATCAACGAGTCTGAGATCACGTCCAAGCTGTATGACGCCATCTACCATGCCAAGCGCTGCAAGATTGTGCTCCTGTCCGGCACACCGATCATCAACTCTCCCAACGAAATCGCCTACATGATGAACCTGCTGCGTGGACCCATTGAGCGCATCACGATCCCCTTCAAGACCATTCCCACATGGGATGAAGAGAAGATCACCAAGGCTCTGCGTGGTCTCCCCGAGGTGGATACGATTGAGTTCAATACGCTGAAGAAGCAGGTCATGATCACTCGCAACCCGCCCCAGTTCCGGTCCACGTATAACGGCGAGGGTGATCGCATTGCAGTGCAGTACATGAAGGACATGGCGTATATCCCCCAGGCAGCCGACTGGGTTGCGTCCATCAAGACGAAGCTGGAGACGGATGTGGGTGGAGGTGAAGTTGCGACGGAGCGTGTGACGACCGAAGAGTTCCAGTGTCTACCCACCGACTACGATGAGTTCGCCAATCTCTTCATTGATGGGTTGAACGTGAAGAACCCCATGCTGTTCCGGCGCCGCATTCAGGGCTTGGTGTCCTACTTCAAGGGTGCCGACGAGCGCCTGTTGCCCAAGCGCATTGAGCTGGAGGATACGCTGGAGAAGGTGCCCATGTCCAATGAACAGTTCACACGCTACCTGGAAGTCCGCTGGATTGAGATGAAGATTGATTCCAAGCGCGGCAAGAGCAAGTTGAATGAGAACCTGAGCACGTTCCGTGTGCCGACTCGTCTCGTGTGCGACTATGCGCTGCCGCCTGACTTGACGGTGAAGGAGACCGAGGCAGATGCGCCCTCCGAGACCAAGAAGCCCTCGAAGGAAGACAGCGACGTGGTCATCAAGAAGCTGTTGGCTGCTCCGGATCGCTTCCTGTCCGAGAAGGGACTGGAGACCTTCAGCCCCAAGATGCTTCGGATCCTGAAGAACATCAAGAAGTCCAAGGACGGCAACCAGTTCGTGTATTCGCAGTACCGATCACTGGAAGGTCTGGGTGTGCTCTCTGCAGTACTGGAACATGCGGGGTGGCAGCGCTACAAGCTGTCTCACGTTGCCAACCAGTGGGTGGAGGATCCGGATATGGATGATCGCCCTGCCTATACGTTCTACACGGGCGAGGAGAAGGAGGAGGAGCGTGATCTGACCCGCCAGATCTTCAACGGCGTCTACTCCAAGAACTTCCCTGCGTCTCTGAAGGAGAGCGTGGAGAAGCGTGGCAAGAAGATCCTGAACATCCTGATGGCATCGGCGTCGGGCGCTGAAGGTATCACGCTCAATAACGTGCGCCACGTCCACATCATGGAGCCGCACTGGACACCGGCTCGTCACGATCAGGTTATCGGTCGTGCTATTCGTATCTGCTCCCACGCAACTCTGCCGATGGAGGATCGCACGGTCAAGGTGAGCTTCTACATCTCAGTCTTCACGCAGGATCAGATGAAGTCGGCAGAGTACCCGAACATTGTGGCGATCCGTCGCAATGACATGACCATTAAGCGGTATGAGGGAGATCCGGTGGAGACGTTCATGTCTACAGATGAATACCTTTACGAAACGGCTTTCGAAAAGGAACGCATTGGGCAGCGCATGTCATTGTTGCTGAAGGAGTCGGCGATTGATTGCGAGATTCACCGGAAGCTCCACTCTCGTGAGCGCCCTCAGGTGTCCTGTATGCGATTCGACACGACGGCTACGGGTGAGGATCTGGCGTTCAAGCCGAATATCAAGAATGAAGATCTGGACGCCACCGTGCTGCGCAATACGTCCAAGAAGCACCGCCGTCTGCAAAAGGTGCTCATTCGTGGAATCTCACTGATCATTGATCCCGATACGAAGGAGGTGTTTGATGGACCGGCGTGGGATGATCACCAGCGACTGATCCGCATGGGCATGATGGTGTCGTCTACTTCGATCCGCTTCCTGCCTCCGCTTTGACGTCCTCCAACCACGAAGTACACACCTCGTCCCAGGTCTTGAACGTGTACTCGGCAGCTGCCTTCTTGTAGGCAGGTAGCTTTGCAATCATCGACTCCATCGTGTCCGCAAGATCCTTGTAGCTGAAGGACGGTGCCCACAGTCCAAGGGGCATTGTGCCTGAGAAGTAGACACGATCGCCCGGAGGCACGAATCCACACACGGACTCGTCCATGAAGGCACGGTAGGTACCAATGTCCGTCACAATCTGCGGAGCGCCCGTATACAGGTGCTCAATCTGACAGAGCCCGAATCCCTCCCCATCCGAGGTGTTCACGCCAATGTCTGCTGCATTGTAGATCTCATTGATCGCCGAGTCAGGAACCGGCTTGGCTGCCGTGTCCACGAGCATCAGACGCTTGGCAAAGTCTTCGGCGTTAAGTCCACGACGCTGGATCTCCATTGCAAAGATGCGGCTGACATCGTAATACGCTCCCTGCTGTGCATTCATTCCCGTGACGATCATGTAGTAATACGGCTTCTCGGGATTACGGGCAATCAACTCCACGAATCCCATGATCGAGAGATCCAACCGCTTCCGCTGACTGTTGCGATTGGCATTGACCATCAGAACCGCATTGAACGGCAGATTCATGGTTGCGCGGATATTACCACGCAGCACGTCCGGCAGCTTGGAAAACATGGTCGTGTCCACTGCATTCTCGAGAACCCGCACATCCGGAAAGGCATCGTACTTGGAATACACATCTGCCCAATACTTTGTGAAGCAGTAGACGCGGTCGGCGTTCTTGCGAATGGTCTCCAGCAGCGGCGGCGCAATGCCCTCATAGACCTGATCCACGTACAGCCACAGCTTGTACGGCGACGTCGCCTTGTCATACTTCATCGCGTCCATGAAGCGGTGGATAATCAGAGGATCATTGTAGATCATGACCACATCCGGGTTCACCATCTCCAGGTACTCGTGGATCTTGTTGAAGCCAAAGCCCTCCTCCTTCGGATCCTCGTTTGCCACTGCATCATAGGCAATAACACCCGTCGGCACCGATCGAATATTGCCATGCGATGGATGACGCTGAAACCCAAAGTGATACGTCTTCACACCCGACGTGGTGAGCTTCGCGAGCTGCTTCAGCAGATTGTACACCACCTTGGAGTATCCCGTCGTCTGATCTACGTGCGTACTGATAAGAACAAATCGCATTGTGTTCTTAGTCTTTTCTCTCCGTAAACCATAATGCCAGTCCTGCGCCCATCTGGGTCAGACTTTACTTCCTTCGTCAAGGCTGCCGCGCAGTACGTTCCAGCTGGAGCAGCTGCCAAGGCATCCAAATCGGGCGGAGTCTCCGTGGCGAAACCTGGTTTGGGCGCCGTAGTCCGCACCTCACAGGTAGGTGCCTTGGCGTCGCCCACGACCAGTGCAGTGGTCATTAACGGCGTGACGCCCCCGGCGAGTGGTGGTGGCGGGTCAGCTGCAGCGGCAGGATTCAACCCGGCAGGGATAACAGGTCTTGCGATGTGGATGGACGCAACCGATCCACTCGGCACGGGTACACAACCTGCGAACGGGACTGCAATGACATCATGGTTCGATAGGACGGGAAACCTTACGAACATGACCGCACCCAATGGTCTCGTCTCCTATAGCAACACCGGGCTCAATGGACGTCCTGCATTGGTCTTTTCAAACAATACTGCGTACCTCTCCGGGGGTCCCTATCAAGCCGGAGGATCGTACATTGACACCTTCCAGAACAATAAGCAGAACACCTTCTTCATGGTCGCGTACATGCCGGTATATACGTTGGCGAATTCAGTTCTACAGCTTGGAACAACGAAGAATGAAGCATACCGTCCATTTCAGTATTTGGGTCAAGCATTCGGTGTTCGCCACTTCACCTTGGCATCTGACTGGATTGGTAGTTTTGCACCGTATAACGGCGACACAACGTTCCTATTCACATCCTACAACGATGGATCAACGATGGGAAGCGCAATGAACGGAGCTACGACCTACACAACGAATACAGTCTATCCGTTTGCAGCGAACAGCGTGATTAATCAGTTTCTCTTGATTGGTCCAACTACCGTATCCGAGCTGGTCATGTACAATACCGTTCTCAGTATCCCCGAACGTCAGAAGGTCGAAGGCTACCTCGCCTGGAAGTGGGGTCTCCAGGCGAACTTACCTGCTGGGCACCCATATAAGACCGCAGCACCTGTCTAATCTGCGTTTCTCCACACTATACAAAGATGCAAATCAACTCTGCACAGGATTATCTGACTCAGATAAAACGTCAGGTCGTTTCGTGTCAGATCGGATCCTCGCCGCAACCAGCCCATCGCAGATACAACTATGTGTATCTGTCCACCGTTGCCAATGGTGTGAGCAAGTATGACAAAGTACCCTATCCGCAGAACCTGAGCTTGGCTCCGGGATCAGTCCCGGGACCGGCATATGTGACACAGGGAGTGCGCCCAGTTATTGATTGGTGCTATGTAATACCGCCTCTACCTCTATATGATTTCACCTCGTTTACCTTCTCGGCGGCGACTACAACTGGGCGCCTTGGTCCTTCACTTGCGACTGTCAGGGCATATTCTACCTATCTTGCACAATCTTCTTGGACGGCGAACAATAATTTCCTCAATATGTATTCTGGATATGACGGTATACAGGTCTGGACGGTTCCTAAATCAGGCCTTTACCAGTTTGCCATTGCCGGAGCATCGCCAGACCCCGCGCCGAAAGCAGCGGTTGTTACGGGGATGTATAAGTTGGCGCGGGGACAGAAGCTTCTGCTTCTCGTCGGTCAACCTGGAACTCTTAGTGCCGCGGGCACCTACGGCGGTAGCGGCGGCACGTTTGTCGCATATCCGGGATCGACGGGAGTAGGAGGAATATCTTCGGCAACGTGTATCATGGCAGCCGGTGGTACTGGCGGTTACGATACTGTCGCCCCTGACGCGGCATCGGCGAATGCAACGACTACAACCGATGGCGGCTCACCTGGCATGTCCGGGGGCACACCGACCGCCGGGTTCACCGGCGGTCTAGCGTACAGACAGAATGGATACGGTGGAGGAGGCGCAGGATTCTTAGACGACGGTCAAGACGCCAACCTGACGAACAGTGGCGCCAACGCTGGCGACGGAGGAAAATCGTTTCTCAATGGTGGAGCGGGCGCCCCCAAGGGCTGGGGAACGTCGCCCGACGGTGGGTTCGGAGGAGGAGGAAGCGGAGGACTCCCAGAGAACCGACTTGCCGGTGGCGGCGGCTACTGCGGTGGCGGCGGCGCGGGTAACGGCGCTAGCTACGCCGGTGGCGGAGGTGGCTCGTTTGGCGGAACTATTGCAGTTACCAACGGCGGAGCAGGCTACATCACTATCACGGCACTGTAATCAATCTAAACAATCATATCCATTAGATACAATATGCCTGGCGGTCTACTTCAGTTGGTGGCAATTGGAGCCCAGAACGAACTCGTCAATGGAAGCCCGTCCATGACGCATTTCCGAGCCGTCTACCGGCGACACACAAACTTTGCTATGGAGTCAATCCGAATGACCTTTACGAGTTCCGACTTGGGGTTCGACCAGACAACGACACGGACGATTCCGTGCCGGATTGACCGCTATGCTCAGTTGCTGCACGATACCTATCTTGTGATCACCCTGCCAGATATCTGGTCGCCCCTGTGTTCCCTTGGAACCTCGGCACCCCCCACTGGATATGACTCTCGCTCCAACTCGATCGGCTACGAGTTTCGGTGGATTGATAACATTGGATACAACCTGATTGATCACGTGGAGATCACGGCGAACGGTCAGGTGCTCCAGCGGCTCACAGGTGAGTGGCTCAAGTTCTACTCGTACCTGACGCATGACCCCAACAAGCGCAAGTTGGTAGATCAGATGGTAGGTAATGTTCCTGAGATCACGGATCCCGCAAATGCTTATGACCGCATGGGACAGTATCCTCATGCAGTGACACCCCTGAATCAGCCAGGCGGTATCCCCAACACCAAGACGCCCGAGCCTTCTATCCGCTCTCGTCAGCTGGTCATTCCTCTTCACTTTTGGTTCTGCGAGAATCCGGGTATGGCGCTTCCACTGGTGTCCATGCAGAACTCGGACGTCTTTATCAATGTCGCCTTTCGCCCCCTGAATCAGCTCTACACCGTGATTGATGTGAATCCCCTCAATACCGCCACGTATGGAACTCGTGTTCGGTCGTCGAACAAGGGCTACAATCCGTCTGCCCCGACGGCCCCCTACGATTCGATCGGTCGTTTCCTGAGTCCTCCGGCGCTTGATGGTAGCCCTACAAATTCGACTCTGACGACCTTCTTTCCGGATCCGTACCTAGAGGGCAACTTCATCTACCTGACAGAGATGGAGATGGCTCAATTGGCCTCTGCAGATCAGACGTTCTTGGTCAAGACAGTGACATATACCAACAATCCAGGACAGTATGGCGGAAACTCAGATGTGTTGATCCCCTTCTTCAATCTAGTCACCCGCGTAGTGTGGACCTCGCAGCGATCGGACAAGATCCTGGCAAACGACTGGGACAATTACACCAATTGGGACAATCCTGACCGTGCTCCGTTCACGACAACGGGAACTGCGAATGATGCCTTTTCGTCCACAACGAATTCCACAGAGACGCAGACGTTCCTGTACTCGAGCGGTCAGCTGCAGATCTCGTCCGTGTATCCCCGCGACCCGATCACCAATGGGCAACTCCTGCTGGACGGTAAGGAGCGGTTCTCTGTGAAGCCCACATCCTACTTTTCGCTTCTGCAGATGTACAAGCACACGACGGGTGATGCTCCCAAGCTCCCGGGCGTCTACATGTACTCGTTTGCTCTGAACAACGACCTCTACCAGCCGAGCGGTGCCATCAACGGCAGTTTGTTCAACAAGGTGGTTCTGCGTCTGACTCTGCAGCAGCCTCTGGTGACGACGGCGGGTGTCGCATCGCAGCAGACTCTGTTCGCAATCACGTCCACCGTGAACAGCCCGAACCCAGTCTACATTACGGCTGCTCAGTGCGCACTCCGTGATCCCGTGACTGGACTCCCGCTCTACCCCTTCGTGACGCCCGTGGTTGTGAATACCAATGGCGATAACGTGATCTTCGCCTACACCTACAATCTCGGCGTCTACGTGGAGTCGGTCAACTTTCTGCGCATCGTCTCTGGTCTTGCGAATTTCGTGTTTGCTAACTAACAATGGGTATTGTGATCAACCAAGCCACGTGGGGCGACGAAAACGCCGCAACCGATATCACATCCATCCTGCAGAAACAGGCAGCTGCGGGTTATCTGGACACGGTGGCGAACAACAGCTTGGTTCCTGCCATTGATTTGATGGGCACCACGAGCACGGTTGCCTTGTCGGACTCGGAGAAGGATGATATTGCCAAGAAGGCCACGACCATCTGCGGATCTGCGTCGGATCAGAAGTGCATTGACTTTCAGAAGAACCAGCTGGAGTCCAACTTGCTGCAGGAGAAGGTTGCGACTGCCCAGTCGTCGGCGAATGTCGTCACGGGTCGTCGGCTGACATTGACCTACACGGATTCGGCAACGGGTGCTCAAAAGACAGTTGCGATTCCGGATGGACAGGCAGTCAAGTTCGGAGAGGCGCCCACGATGAAGATGCCCACGATATCAGGGTCTGCCTTGAGTGTGCTTTCAGTGGTTGGCGGGATCGTGGGAACTACGCTGTATATCTTCAGCATTGCCATCACGTATCGGATGTTGGTCATGTCTGGACACCTCATCACCGCCTATATTCTGACTGCGATTGCGATCGTCATACCTTATTCCGGGCTGGTGATGACTCCAATTGCGCTGGTTGCCTTCAAGTACATGGACTCCAATAAAGTCGTCCCTATGACATAATGTTCCAACTCCAGTGGATCTCGGCGGGTGTCATTGTGGGGATGCTCATTGCATGTATCGTGGTTCCGCCCACACGCAAACAGATCGCCGTGCCGTCGCCGCACGATACCGATGTCTTCCACACGGATACGGGCTGCGTCCGCACCCATGCAATTGAGGTACCGTGTGGGGAGGAGGCTGATTCGTTCAACCTACTCGCAAGTCTCGGCAAGAAGTAATGCTTGACTTCACCAAGGCGATCGAACGTGCAAGTCCCTTCTTCTCCTTCGTTATTGGATTGGGCATCTCCGTCCTGCTGTTTCACCGAGACTACGCCACCTATCGGGTGCTCGGGGTGCCTCTGGACGATGTGAATTCGAAGACGGTCAAGGTGGATGGCAAGTGCTACAAGTACCGCGTGGAAGATGCAACGTGTGAAATCGTGTCTCCTTCATAAACAATGGACGACCAGACTTCGCTTGACGCCCTCCTGCCCTCGCCTGGACTTCCGCAATCGATGCCGCCTATGGCAGGTGTGTCCGGATCGGATCACATCCAGCGCACCCAGATGTCGCCATCGTTCAAGCCGTCGCTGCCGATGATGCGCATGATGTGGGCGAATCTGACCCTGTATATCTCCTTCTTCCTGGCCACGGTCGTCCTGTCGCTCTCGGCGCCCCGTGATCTCCTGCTCCGCTACATCCCGAATGCCTACACGTCGGGTGGTGTCGTGTCCTGGCAGGGTGCCGGTGTCCTTGGTGCAGCGGCAGTCGTCCTGTCTCATCTGCTCAACGTCTTCCTGCTGAGTTTTCTGGGTTGACCCTAAAATGGATGTATCTTAGACAATGCTTGAATTGTAACCCAAAATGATGCAGACTACCATCCTTTCCAACGCGGACGTTGCTAACATCCTCCGCGCTGCAACTTGTCGCAAGGACGACGACACCAAGTATGCCGATCACCTCTTCAAGACTCTGGTACATGCCGCCCAGAACGCGAATCTCAAGATGCGATTCTGGGATGCGATCTATTCCAAGCGTCCAGCCTACTTCCTGCTGTATCAGCTGCACGAGAAGCAGCAGTATGGCACCGCAACCCACAGTGTAGAGGATGTCATCAATGAGTATGATGTTCTCGAGAATCTTGCGGCAGCCTGTGGACAGTATGTGGTTGCGACCTACTACAATGATGGACAGAACATCAACATCTACCTGGAGTTCAAGCCGCCCGTGAAATCCGACGTTCATGTCGTGAAGATCCCCGTGGCCGATGACTTGGAGGAGAGGCGCCACGAGAAGGCTACGTCGTGGTAGTTAAACAGTTGTCGCATCTTAGTAGTATGCAGTTCCTCCGACCGAGGTATCTATTTGAGCAACCGGCGTGGTTCTATTCCCGCATCCTTGTGGGTGCCGGTGAAATGCTCACACCTTCCTTTTTCCGTCGCAACAGCATCACACACGTCATTAACTGCGCCTTTCCAGAGCACTCCCCTGAATGGTTTCGCAAGGCATATCCGACCCGCTATGCGTGCATGAATGCAACCGATTCACTGGAAACGAACATCCTGGACTGGTATCCTCAGTTCGAGGCAACGCTCTCTGCCTTTCTGCGAGAGGGCAACGGGACGGTGTTTGTCCACTGCCAGTGTGGAATCAACCGGTCTGCGTTCCTGGCACTGACCTATATCGTGCAGAAGTTCGGGCTCCCGTACGAGAAGACATTCTGGAACCTGAAGAGGCAACGTCCTTGCATGTTTTCTAATCCGGTCTTCAGGAAGCAAACCGAAGAGTTTACAAATGGACGTCTTCAGAATCCGCAAGACGAGGGACCCGGGGGCGAGCGGATCATCGATGGGGACTCTGGACTCAGTCCATCAGGAGCAGGTACAGAGCCTGCGTGAATCAGGTGGTAAGCAGACTGAACTACAAGCCAAGCTGACAGAGCTTCGAAGTCAACGTGAAGTCTTGAGCACCTCTACTGAGCTGACGGAGATCGTCAAGTGTTCGCAGGTGGATTCGCACATTCGCGAGATAGAACAGGAACTCTCCAAAGCCAACCCGGTGGAGGAGTACTACATGAAGAACATGGATATCTTACTCGAC